GACGGCCTGAACATACACGGCGCGATTGTCGACGAGTACCACGCGCACAAAACGGCGAAAGTCTCCGAGGTCCTGGACACGGCGACCGGCGCGCGCCGGCAGCCGATGTCATTCACCATTACGACCGCGGGCAGCGATCGCGAGTCGCCGTGCTGGAAGCAGCACGCCTATTGCGAGAACGTCCTCGAGGGAGTCCAGGAAGACGATCGGCTCTTTTGCATCGTCTACGGCCTGGACGCGAAAGACGACTGGAAAAATGAGGCGACCTGGCCGAAGGCAAATCCTAACCTCGGCGTCTCTTGCAAGCTCGACGATCTGCGCGGCAAAGCGGTCAAAGCGAAAAACGTCCCGACCTATCAAAACGCTTTCCTCCGGCTGCATCTCGATAAATGGACCGAGCAGGATACGCGCTGGATGTCGCTCGACAAGTGGAACGCTTGCGCGGGCTTCGCGCTCGCCAAGGGAAACGGCTTCGATGACGCGAAGGTCCTCCGCGACTTTACGATCGCGCGCCTGGCTGGTAAACGCTGCGTCGCGGGCCTCGATCTTTCCTCGAAGGTCGACCTAACGTGCTACCTCAAATTATTTTTCCCGACCGCGGAGGATCCCGTCTGGATTGTCATCCCGGAGTTTTACGTCCCGGCCGAGAACGTCGCCGAGCGCGTCGCGAAGGATCGCGTCGCCTATGACGTCTGGATCCGCGAGGGTTTTATCCACGCGACGGACGGCAACGTCATCGACTACGACGTCGTAAAGGCCAAGATCCTCGAGGACAAAGACCTCTACGAGCTCGAGGAGGTCGCCTTCGATCCCTGGAACGCGACACAGCTCGCCAATCAGCTTACCGAGTCCGGAGTAACGATGGTCGAATTCCGCCAGGGATTCGCATCGATGTCCGAGCCGACCAAGAACCTCGAGACGCTGGTCCTCGGAAAAAAGATCGCACATCTCGCCAATCCCGTCCTTACCTGGAATATCTCGAACCTCGTAATTAAAGAGGACGAGGCCGGCAACATAAAACCGAATAAAAGCCGCAAGACGGAAAAAATCGACGGCGCCGTCGCGCTGGTCATGGCGTTAGGCCGCGCGCAATACGCGCCAGGCGAGGCGAGCGGCTCCTCGACCTACGACTCGAGGGGGATCCTTTCACTGTGAGCGATCAGACATTTATCCTCGACGAAAATCCCTCGGTCGCGCTCGGCCAGATCGTCCGTCTCGCGCGCGCCGAAGACCTCGATCGCCGCTTTGTCGATCGCAAGGCCGCGCTCGATCAGCAAATCGCCGAGCGCGAAACGTCGCTCGCCGAGTTGCGCAGCTCACTAGAAAATCCGCAAACTCCGCTCTCTTTCCCGGCCGAATGGCTGCTCGACATCTGGCAGGGCGGCGCGACCGACTCCGGGATCCGCGTCTCGGAGATGACCGTCCTCCAAGTCTCGACCGGCTTCGCTTGCGTCCAGCTCCTCGCGAACACCATCGCGGCGCTCGACTTCAACATCTACGAGCGATACCTCGCGAATAACAAGCGCGTCGGTAAGCGGCTCGCCTTCGATCACGATCTTTTCGATCTGTTCGAGAACGAGCCCAACATCGAAATGACGGCCTTCCAATTCAAAAAAGCTCTCATGGTGCATCGATGCATCTGGGGGAACTCCTACGCCGAGATCGAGCGCAACGGCGCCGGCAACGCAATCGCGCTATGGCCGCGCAACCCGGCGCGCTGCAAACCGTACCGCACCCATAGCGGGCTACTGGTTTACAAGACCTCCGAAGGCCTGGACGACGTCACGATTCCGGGGATCGAGTCCAATACCGAAGGACCGCAGCGCACCATCTTCGCCGAGAATATGCTCCACGTTCCGGGCCTCTCGATCGATGCGCGGCTCGGCCTTTCGACGAGCTTCCTCTTGCGGCAGGTCTTCGGCCTGGCGCTCGCCGCGGAAAAATTCGGCGGCAAGCTCTTTGCCAATGGCGCGCGGCCTGGCGGGATCCTGATACACCCCGGCAAGCTCTCGGACAAAGCGCGCGCGAATCTAAAACAATCCTGGAACGAGGCGCAAGGCGGCGAGAATGCGCATCGGCTCGCGGTCCTCGAGGAAGCGATCAAGTACGAAAAGATCTCGTCCACGGCCGAGGAAGCGCAATTCCTGCAGACGCGCGAGTATCAGCGGGTCGAGGTCTGCTCCGTCTTCGGCGTACCTCCGCACATGATCGGCGATTCGGGAAAATCGAATCGCGCGAACACCGAGCAGCTCGGCGCCGAGTTCCTAACCTACGGCCTTAACCCGCATATCAAAGCCGATCAGCAAGAGGTAAGCCGCAAGCTCTTCCCCAAGGTCGGCCGCTCGAGCGGAAAATTTTTCCCGAAATACGATACCCGGCCTCTGGTCATGCCGGACGCGGCCTCGCGCAAAGACTTCTACTCCGCCGGCAAGCAATGGGGGTTTCTGTGTACGGACGACATTCTCGAACTCGAGCATCTCGAGCCGACCTCGCAGCCGGGGAGCAATCTGTACTGGCAGCCGGTCAATATGGGAATTATGTCGGAGGAAGGTGCGACCGTTCCGGCCAGGACTCCGGATCCGGACGCGGCGATCCCCGCGGCCGGCGGGGACGAGGACGATCCGGACGCGCCGGCACCGAAGGCCAAGGCCAAGCCGGCCGCGGATCCCGCTAAGAAAATCGGCCGATCGCTCCTCCGGATCTATTCCGCCACGATTAACGACGCATTTAGGCGCATTCAGGCGCGCTCGAAGCCTGGTCCGGATGCCTTTAGACACGTATTCCTGCCTGTCCTGGTCTCGATATCAGAGGCCGTCGACGAGCTCTCCGGAGGCGAGGGAGCCGGCGCGGCGCCGAAATTCCTCGAGGACCTGGTCGAAGGGATCCGGCTGCGCGCGAAGGACGGTCAATTTTTCGAGATCGCGACCAACGTCGAGCGCGAGACCTCGCGAATCATTCGAGCGATAACGATCGAAGTCTTTCGCAGTCTCGCGACGATCCGAGCGAAAGAACAAACGGAGGAGTTAACCGCATGAAACGCGAACTAAGAATTTACAAGGGCTCGGAGATCCGCGCGAAAAAAACCGAGAACCAGATCGAAGGACACGCGGCAATTTTTAACGATCTCTCGCAGGACCTCGGCGGCTTCTATGAGCGCGTCATGCCGGGCGCGTTTAGCGACGATCTGAAAACGAATCCGGACGTGCGCGCGCTGTTCAATCACGATCCGAATATCGTGCTAGGCCGCACGACGTCCAGGACGCTCCGGCTCTCGGAAGATGCGAAAGGCCTGGCCTACGTCGTCGACATGCCGGACACACAGCATGCGCGCGACCTTACGACCTCGATCGAGCGCGGCGATATCTCGCACTGTTCCTTTGGCTTTTACGTTACCTCGCAGAAGTGGAGCCAGGAGCCGGATCCGGCCGATCCGACAGGCAAGTCGCAACGCCTGGTCCGCGAGCTCCACAAGGTCGCGACCTTCGACGTCTCGCCGGTTACTTATCCGGCCTATACCGGCACCGATGTCGACACGCGGAGACTCTTTCCGGACGGGATTCCCGGCGAGGTCCGCGCGCATGTACCGGGCCTGAATCGCCGGCACGCATCGCGCGACGGGAAGACGGAGGCCGAGCTCGAGATCGAGCGACGCGCCGCGTCCGATGAATGCGCCTGTAACTGCGCAAATTGCGCCTCCGACAATTGCGCCAACTGCAGCATGGGCGACGACTGTACGGATCCCGATTGCGAGCACGACGACGAGTCGGCCGACCGTTCGATGCGCGCGCAGAAGCGCGCAGCGGCGAAAGCGGCGAAGGCCGCGGCGGCCGCGGCGGCCGTAAGCGAAATCAAACCGGCGCCGGCGGAAGTAATCGCGATCGATGACGGCCTGGAAAAGCAAAGGATGCGCGCCAGGCTCGCCGGGCACCAGGACTAAAACGATTTTGTTCTCGGGATCTCGCCGGATGCGGCTCGACGTGAAAGTCGAAAGAGATCGCCGGGAGGAGCGCAGCTCTCCGCGGAGCGGAGGAAGCCAGCGACACGAACTAGAACCAAAAATTCGACAGTGAGGAAAAAAGAAAATGAGTATCGCAAAAGCTCTTGAGCTCCGCAAACAGCGGGCCAAGCTCGTAACAGATGCACAGGCATTGATCGCGAAAGAGGGAGTTAGCGCAGAGGACCGCACTAACTTCGATCGAATGATGGCCGACGCCGACTTACTAAAGGCCGACATCGATCGCAACGAACGGAGCGCAGCTCTCGCAGCGGAGCTCACCGCGACCGCGGCACAAGCTCGCGTCGAGGATCCGATCGTCGGCGCCGAAGACGACGCCAAGAAAGTCAAAGCCGCAATCGTCGAATACCGCACGGCAGTCCGGCGCGCGAAAGGTCCGGATCCGCTCGCGTTAATGAAGCCGGAAAGCCGCTCGATCGCCGAAGGACTGCAGGCTCGTTTCTTCGACGCGATGAAAGAGTATCTCCGCATGAAGGACGCGCACAATCTCTCGGCCGAGACGCGCGCGATCCTCGGCGGGCAGCTCGCCGAATTCCGCGACATGGGAGTCGGTACGGGCTCGCTCGGCGGATACCTGGTCCCGCAAGGCTTCGTCTACGACGTTGAAAACGCGATGAAGTACTTCGGGGACATGCTCGCGACGTCGACGATCATGGACACCGCGACCGGCAACCTCATGCCTTACCCGACGGACAACGACACGTCGAATAAAGGCGAGCTCGTCGGCGAAGGCGTCCAGGTCAGCGATCAGGACGTCACCATCGGGCAAATCAACTTCAACGCCTGGAAGTTCTCGACCAAGATGGTCAAGCTATCGATCGAATTGCTGCAGGATTCGGCCTTCGATCTCGAGACTTTCCTTAAAAACAAATTCGCCGAGCGGCTCGGTCGCGCTCTGAATACTTACTTCACGACCGGGACCGGCACGTCGCAACCGATGGGCGTCCTAACCGCGGCGACCGCGGGCGTCGTCGCCGTCGGATCTTCGGCCAACACCGGCGGGGCAGAAACCGGCGGCTCCTCGATCGGTACGAAGGACTTCTCGGCGCTCGAGCACTCCGTCGACAAGGCCTACCGTCAAGGCGCCATCTACGTCATGCACGATTTGACGGAGCTCGCGGTCAAGGAAGTACTCGACAAGTACGGCCGTCCGATCTGGCAGGCCGGGCTCGCCGTCAACGCGCCGGACACGATCAATGGGTACCAGGTCAGCATTAACAACGACATGCCCACGATCGCGCTAAACGCGCAGACGGTCCTCTTCGGTCAACTCAAAAAGTACACGATCCGTCGCGTGAAAGAGCTTGCGATCGTCAAGCTCTCGGAGCGTTACGCGGATTACGGGCAGGTCGCCTTCCTCGGGTTTGCTCGCTATGACGGGCAGCTCATGGACGCGGGGACACACCCGGTCAAGTACCTAGCGCAAGCCGCGGCATAAAAACCGCGCTGCGCGAGGGTAATAGCGGGCGGCGATCCCCTAGATCGCTGCTCGCTCATTCTCAAATTTTCGGGAGGTACGGAAAATGTCTGGACTTGTCTCGATCATGCTTCGAGGTTCTCGAAAGATTATCAAAGTCGTCCCGACGATCGCGCGCGCGCGCGTCGCCGGCGGAACGGCCGACTATGTGAACGATGCGACCGGCGAAATTATCGAGACGAAACCGGCCGCGGACGACACGGCGACGGCCGCAATCGACACGACAAAGCCGGAGACGGCCGCGCTCGCGCCAGGCGGCGAGACGGCGACGAGCTCCGCGCAGAATCCGCCGAAAAAATCGAAGCACGGAAGGTAACGGAAGATGACGGCAAGCCTACAGGTCGAGATCGCGCCGGCACTCGAGCCGGTTTCGCTCGCGCTCGCAAAAAAGCATCTCCGCGTCACGATTTGCGACGACGACGAGCTAATCGGCGTTTACATCATGGCCGCGCGCGAGCTCGCCGAGGTCTATACGAGCCGATCGTTTATCACGAAAGGCTATCGCCAGGACTTCGACTCGTTTCCGTATTACATCGACGCGGCGCAAACGACGCAGGCCTATCCGCCGAGTTATGCCTCGCTTCCGCGGTACGCCACAACGCAATGGAATTACTCCCAGATGATCAAGCTCTACGTCTCGCCGCTTATCGCCGTCTCTCGGATCGAGTACCTAACGCCGGCCGGCGCATGGCTCGAGCTACTGCCGGCGCTCTTTCCCTGGTTTCCGGAGCAGGAGTACGTCGTCGGCGACCAGATCCAGGATGTAAACGGGAACACGCAAACCGTTATCACGGCGACGCCGGACTCCGAGGACGGGACGAGCTCGAGCGGGACCTCGACTCCGGCCTGGTCCGCGACCGAAGGACAACCGACGACGGACGGATCTGCGCTGGTCTGGGAATGTGGGCCGCCGGCACCGGCCGGAGACTTCCTGGTCGACGCCGACTCCGAGCCTCCGCGGCTCTTTCCTAACCCTGGTCAAACCTGGCCGGCCGTGCAATACGCTCCGCACGCGGTCCGCATTCACTATACCGCCGGCTATGGGAACACGCCGGCGACTCCGATCCCTGGGACCGCGAAGGTCGCGATCCTTCTATCCGTAGGCAATTTTTACGAGAACCGCGAGAACGTCACGGCCGGGGACATGAAAGTTATTCCGAATCATTTCGAGGATCTGCTCTGGTCGATCCGCGTGCTCGATCTCTCGCCGACGCCAGGCTAGGCCGCGAAAAATTTAACAGTCGTCAAATTTCGAACGAGGAGAAACAAAAAATGCCCTTTACGTTAATCAATCCGCAGATACCGAAAGGCCCGTACATCGCATCACCGGCGGCGCTCGCGCTTGCGATCGCGTTCGCGGCGATGGACGCGGCGAACGGCAACGAATTCGCGCTCACCGGACACGAGGTTTTGATTATTCAAAATCCCGACACCGCGGCGCACACCATCACGCTCGCCTCGAGTCCGGACTCGCGCCAACGCTCGCAGGACATCACGGCCTACAGCATCCCGGCCGGCGGCTTTATGGCTTTCTCGTATCTCTCGGGGACCGAGGGATGGGAGCAGAGCGACGGGACCGCGCACGTCACGCCGTCGAGCGCGCTACTGCTCGCGGCCGTGCTCTACGTCCAGCGGTAACGGCGAAAAATGCAGGCGCCTCCGAATACGAGAATCGCGGCGGGTAGACTCCGACACCGAATCAGGGTCATGGATCTAACCCTAAAGCAAGACTCGTCCGGAGGCGTCGATCCCTCGCTCGCGACGCAATTCCTGGAAACCTATGCGGCGGTCGAAACGCTCACCGGCCGGCAACTCTTCGCCGCGCAGCAAGAGGTTAGCGAAGTAACGCACAAGATTACGATGCGCTGGGCTCCGGGGATCGTCTCGCGACAAGTTATTTTTTGGGACGATCGCTACTTCGATATCCAGGCCGTCCAGGATCCGGACGGACGGAGAAAAATGCTCGAGCTCTTGTGTATCGAGAGAAACGACTCGCGGAACATTCAGGGCGGAGGGGCGGGATAAATGCCGGACGGAGTCTCAGTCACGGTAAAGGGAGCGGCCGAGCTCGAGGATCGCCTCGCGCGCCTGCCGATTATCGCGGCGAAAGCGATCGTTAAAATCGCGCTCGTCGCGGCCGGGAAGATCTTCCTCGACGAAATGAAGTCCAGGGTCCGGCGCGGCTTCCACGTCTTCAAGAGCGGCAAGGGGAAGTACAAAGGCCAGCGAATCAAAGGCCGCTCGCGCGAGTACGGCGTGCTCTCGCGCGCGATCGGGACGCAAGTCGTCGTCGCCTCCGACGGCTTGGGCGGAATGGTCAAAGTCGGGCCGCGCAAAAAAGCATTCTGGGCTTTGTTTCTGGAATTCGGCGCCGCGGGAAGGGCTGCGTATCCGTTTATCCGGCCGGCTTTCGAGACGAAAAAGCAGGCCGTACTCGACCAGTTTCTCGATACCTGCAGGGAAGAGCTCAACAAGGCGGGACTCAAAGTCCAATGATAAGCGACGGACTCTTTTCGATAGCGGCCGCCGGCGCCGGGATCCTCGCGATCCTCGGCGCGCCGGCGGCGCGCAAGGATAACAGCACAGGGGTATTCGCGGCGCTTGCGCCTCCGGGCGCGATCGCTCCGTATATCGTCGTCTCGGGCGTCGGCGGCGCCGGGACGCCGTCGCTCGCCGGCGCGAACAGTTTCGGATCCGCGCGCTGGCAATTTTCGTCTTACGGCGCGACCTACAAAGTCGCGAAGCAACTCGCGCGCGCGATCCGCATGGAGTTCGAAGGATGGCGCGGGACACTCGCCGACGGCAGCGAGGTCGATTCGATGATCTATCTCGGCGAGCTCGACAGCTACGAAGACGCTCCGGCTTTGTTCCACGTTCCGCTCGATCTCGAGATCTGGTTTAGAGACGTCGGAGCTTAGAAGAGTTTTCACG